CCTGCAGCTTGTGCCATTTTGTAAACTTGCGAGTTTTTACTGAATGACCAAACTTTAGCTTCTGGTGTACCAATGTTCGTAATAGATAAGTTCCAACCTTTACCTAAAATCTTAGTCCACTTTTCACCATCGTTTACCATGTATTCACCACCCATAACTAGACGAAGTGGTTTAGGGTCTGGTTCGCCACCAAAGAACTCTGCTTTACTTACAGGGAAGTCAGGGAAGTCAATAGCGAATGTAATCTGGTCAGCATCACGTTTAGGGTAAGTTAGAATTTCTTTACCATACTTTTGTGTACGCTCTGCACCTTCAAACTTTTCAAGCTTTTCTAGTTGCTCTGCACTACCTGTCCAATCCTCTTCAGCATTCTGTTGTTTCTGTTTACCTAGGGAATAGAGGCCTGAGATAATACCCACAATAGATTCTGGTTCTTCTGATAAACCGACAGTATCAATTGTATGTTGCTCAAGAGCTTTAAAATCTACTTGAGGACGGTCAGAAGCAGGACGGTCGTTTGGAGTATCTTGTTGTGGTGCGTTGAATTTAAATGTCATATTTTCTCCTTTAGAGTATTAAGTTTGCGTCTGTTGTTTGTAACTATTGTCACGATTAGTTTGACGCTTTGTTTGTCACTTCTCAGTGACGAAATGTGCTATCGAAAATCAATTATTACACAAGTGATGTGTTGTGTCAAATGTTTATTTTAACTTACCTCTACCACCTCAAAATCACCATAGACATACAACAATTCAGGTCGATCAACAGTTGCACCAATACGGTTTAACTCTGCTCCAAGAACATGAATGCTATTTTGTTTATGGTTGATGTATTCTGCTTCAACAACTTCACCGTATCGGATGTTCTTGAAGCTGCCGTATCGTCCGGCATCACTGGACATGTTCTCTAGTAATTTAACTTTCATTAATGTTACACCTCTTTCTTCAACATTTCAAGAGATTTATCAAGAAAAGTAATTAAGTTTTGTTTATCTAATTTTAAACCCTCAATTTCCAGAAGGGTGATGGCTTCTTCTCCAATCATACCCGATTCGTGTGCATCCAGCGAAAGTATTACATCACCACCTTCAACTTCAAGGTTAATATAACCTTCTAATTCTTGGTTGTCAAATGTTAATTCAACTTCGTTGTTATAAGTTTTAATTGTCATAATTATTTCTCCTTACGACGATGAACACATATAGTAATATTCTTATCTAGGTCTTTTGCAATACGTGCAAGTTTTTTCATATCTTCAACAGGTTGTGAAAAATCCCCATGGTTATGATACTGTTCAATGAAAATATTCTTAGCGGAAGATTCGCAGATAATTTTAACAACCTTATCCAATTGAAAATCAAACATACCAGAATACATCTCTGCAACTTTACCTAAGACACCACAATCGATTGTATAAGATTCTGTACAGATTACATGGTTATCTTCCTTTGGTGTGTGAAGTGCAATTCCTGCAAGGAGAGTATTCTTTCCTCCGCCAGAAGTTCCACATAAGACGGTCAAACCTTCATATTTGTCGATTGTCAAAGCTGATTGACGTGAAATTCCTAATACACGATTACAAGATTCGATTAAGTTCATAATTATTTTTCCATTCTTAAATTCTGTATACGATTATAATGATTGTTTTGGGATTGTCAACGACTATTTATAACACTTTATTACCTCTGAACCACTTACCATATAAGCAATTTTATAACACAATACTTTAGCCTCTTCGCGAGGGATTCCTTGGCATGTTGCAAATAGTTGATGTCGGTCAGTATCCTCTGAAACTTCTAGACAGTAAGCGTTGTACCAATGTAGTAGTGTGTTTGCTGAGAGTTCCATAATATTTCCCTTTCGTTTATTTAATGATTGTATTGTACATGAGTGTGTTGTGATTGCAAGGGGTATTTTATTTTAAACCGAAAATAGTTTATCTCTCCTTTTGTTCCACACATCGTTCATATCGTATTGATTGATAGTTTCTTTAAGTGAAGTTCTTAAACGATAAGCATTACGTACACGTTCGGGATAGTGGTCTTTCTTATGACAACGTGTCTCAACTTGCAAAGCGTTGTTCTTGTCAACGAGAATATAACAACAACTGCGGTTGTCGGAGTATTTCCATTTGATGTAATGTCTAACCTTTTTACCTAGTGTAGATTGAGCTTTTATTAACATAACAAAAATCCTCATCAATTGCACAAACATTCAAAAGTGAACATTCGTTTCGTTGATGAGGATTATGGTGGATCATGGAGTTTTTGTCAACAAATATTTTTCACAAGATTGATATAATTTAATGTTCTTATCTGAGATGTCTTGTGCTGCTTGTTCTAAGGAGTAATCTTCGTCGTTGATGTTACGATCTGTTTCATGGAACACTTTTAGAAAGAGTTCTGACTTACGTAGCTTATTACTTTGAAGGTTCTTTAGTACACCGAGGATGAGATTATAATCTAAATCATCTTCATACCTTTGATACAAACCTTCTGGTGTGAATGGAAAACTAGACCACCATAGACTGTTAAGTTTAGAACGTTCCTTGCTACAATTGACACAATCTTCCATAGGCATCATTGGAGCACAGATACCTTTTATAGTGGAGCGGTACGACACGTAGTTGTCGCAAATACAGTTAGGTACGGGGGCTGTTTTCATTTTAAAATCTCCCAATTACTTTCATCAAACATTTCATAAGGTCGTGTGTAAAGTTTACCTGAATCCCTACACCTGTAAACACAACCTGTAATCCATGAGGGTTGTTGTTTGATAAACTTTAATTTAGATACCAGTGTGTCTAAAAAGCGGGTAGTTTGCTTGATTTGGACATCATGGTGTACGACATAGTAATGTGTGTTACGTGGCTTGTAGTGAAGCACACGAGCTTTATTTAGGGTGATCATTTGTGGTTTCCTTTTCAGCATACTCTCTGTCAATCTGGTCAGTAAGTTTAACCCTAGATCTTTTATTTACAATAGAACTTAAACTTGTACGTGGTACACCAAATTCTCTGGCAGTTTCACCCACCATTTCGGTATCTTTATATCTCCTATACATAGCTTCTACAAAAGCATCATCTTTGACATCAATCTTAGTTTTAACTTTAGTTCGATAATCCATTTGACCATTCTTATGAGCGTCTAAGATATTATCTCTTTCAGTACACCATTCCAGATTAACTACACGATTATCAAACTTACCAAGACCTGATGGTTTATGGTTAACTTGAGGTAGGTTATCTGGATTAGGTATAAAGGCGGAAGCTACTAGCCTATGCATATAGAAGTTGCATGTTTTTGTACCACCGTAAACTAACGCCACTTTCTTATAACCATTACCATTATCTGTTATTTTATAGATAAATTTAGTATCCTTTCTTCGACACCTTCCATAGTTACTTATCTCGTAAAACTCCCCACAAGACATCTTACAAGATATCATAGTAGATTTAGTCCAAACTTCCCCTTCTATTTCTAAATCTTTCTGATGGTCGTTTAGATTATACCAATCTACATCTTCATATTTCATACAGTTATCCTCTAAACCCCCCGAAGAGGGTTATTTAAAATTAGTGTACTGAATAGTAATCTTTACCTGAACTACTACCTGATTGCAATTGGATAGCAAAGTTAGGTAAATCATTACCAACAAACCATTTACTATGTTTCTTATGCCAATCGTGCATAGCCTCTGATGCCTCTGCGTATGCCTTAAACATTAAACGTTTTACATCTTCTTCTATATCTAAAGCACATTCCACCGTAAACTCATCCAAAGTTCAAAGAAAGTCGTTACTCTTTCCCCCGCAGCATTACCTGCAAAGCCATAAGTTTTCACCTATGGGTCGGACTATATCACAATCCTTAAAAAGGATTCTCCCCGTTTCGACACCACTTGGTTGCCTACATAATAGTCTCTGAACGTTGATAAGATTATTCTTACCCTTCGCTGCTGATTAGCATTTTAAAGCTTCCCAGACAATTAGAGGAGTTATTCGACATACATTACTGTATGAAGCCACAATTTTATTTATGGTAACTGAGTATACGTTGTACATCCATACCTAAACGTTTTGATTCTCTATCAAAATAGTTTTCTGCCCATTTTTGACATGCTGATTCTGTACCTTGGTCTAGGTAGTTGAATCTCGCATGAGGTGCTGAACAAAACGCATAGTATCCAAAAGGTAATTCAATGTAACCGCCTTTTCCACGCTTATTCTTCTCACACATTTGTTCTAATATTTGCATAGGACGATCAAGACCTATTTGTTCTAAGAACATATTCTTACGACGATTCCCTTCTGATTCCTCAATATCTAACATTGTTGCAAGTTTTTTACCACTACATCCAAAGATCACGCCGAATGTAGCACCTTTCGATTTCTTACGTCTTAGTCCTATATCATGTATCAGGTCTTGGTCTTGTGTAATAATCGCTTTTTCCACTTCATTCGGAGCGACCAGACCAAACGCTTGCATATTGGTACAATGCCCACTTTCACCTATATACCATTTCTTACCTGTTTCAGGGTGAAGGATGTCGTTACCTTCTTCATCTAATTTAGTCTCCTGTCCAAAACATACCGCCTTAAAGTAATCATAATTATTAGCGTAATAGGACGCTATGCTCAATTGAGCACTATTCATATCATGAGATACTAATATACGTCCTTCTGGTGCAATAATACTTTGACGAATTTCTTTACCATATAAGGCTCCATCACCGGGAGCATTAACCCAAATCCGGTGTGAAGACCGTAATGTACCTGTAGATGAGTTGTTAACACCACAAGGGATACGTCCATCTTCACGGATATTAGCAATCAAACCTTTTTCTTCTGGGTCCTTTGGGTTCAAAAGGAAACGTCTACGGTGCATGGTTGTATTATATTCCCCAACCATCTTCCCATCTTCTGTCTCTAGTTGTTCATACTCTTTCTCACCAAACTTAGGACTCGTAAATAATGCTTCACCTTTCTTAATATTAAGGTGTATTTGATTCTCAGGAGCAGCTTTTGCAGGGTAGCTGATAACAGTATCTTGTTCCGCTTTAAGAACTTGACCATTAACATCCTTTTTAAGATTCCATTCGTTAGCAAATTTAATACCCCCTTTGATAAGCATACCTTTAACAATCTCATGCTGTGTCAACTTACTATCTTCAAACTTAACACGAGTGAATGCACCTCCTATCAACTTAGTATCTTCTGGTTCTAAGTCAAAGTACTTACAGACATTAGCGTTAAGTAAGGAAGCCACTACTTCGGTTTTCTCAATATCCCAATCCTTCGGCTTAGTGTCGGGATGATTAGTTTTGATCCAATCCGTAAGCTCTTTCTTTTTAATAAAGCTAGGGCTAAATCCATAACTAATGTTCATACCTGAATAACTATTAGTCTTTTTCTCTGTTGTGTATTTAGTAGTAGGTTTGTAATATGGCTTAATTGGTACAGTGATCTGCTCACCCCCTCTATTAACAACCTCAGTAGGTTCTTGCATCTTACTGGTAATACGCTCAGGGTATCCTAATGCAATCGCCATTTCCTTACGAGTAATCTTAGTTCCTTGTGGCTTCACAGTAGGGGGTAGCATAGGTTCGATTAAACCTTCTAACTCATGCAACCGTACGTCCCAATCTGCTACACACTTTTCCATATGAGGGCGGTCAACCATTGCACCATACACTTCTTGTTTTTGACAAGTAATTGCATATTCCACTTCCATGTTGTAAGAGTCGGTGAAATCAATACCTATACTCTTCTTGAGAAGTTCACGTTCCTTTGCAAGATATTCTGAAGCATACTTCTGAGTGCGACAGTCTTCTATAACACGGTGCAACATAAATGCATCCATCTTAGTGAAGTCTTTAATATCTGGTTTATGAATACCCATACGTAAAGCATATGATTGTAAACCATGAGGACTCTTAGCCCCTTTAGGTGTTGGTCTGTCAAAATACTGAATCTTGCTTTGAATAAAAGTGTCTTCCCATTTATGTGCGGGAATTACACACTTTGGTAACACCTTCTCGGTGATAGATTTATCGTATCCGAATGCGTTGTGAACCGATAAATAGCCTTTCTCTGATTGTCCCACTTGGTACCAGAATCGAAAACCCTCTAACAAAGTACCTGTACGTTCCGTTATAGTGTACTCTTTATTGTCATAAGGGTCTAAGACAACACTACCACATAAGTCAGGTCGATCATGAAATACTAACACCACTTCTTCTTTAGTTTCAGGGTCTTCTACAATACTACAGATTGTATGGATATCTTCCATTGTATGTACGTCATCCCAAAAACCCACTGCTTCGATGTCGCTCCACACAGGTTGGTTGGTGTACTCTTTTAGTTTCTCTTTACTTACCACTTGTAACTCCTTTTAAGATAAGGTCATCAGTTCTGTCTGAATCTTTTATCTATTTGTTGTTGGATGCAGTTAATATAAAACAACCCTGCGACTAAGTCAACAGGGTTATTGGTTTTTATTTTAAATTTTAAAGAACTCCGTCCATGATATCAGGAATGTTAGCAGGGATAGGGGCTAAAGAAGGTTTACGATTAAAACCACCACTCTTACTTACTCCATCCCAACCTCTACCACCCTCTTCCCAATATGCTTTATCAAAACTACTGATAGATAAATCATAACCTACTGGAAGTTTATCAGGGTTATCCTTGAAATATTGATCTCTACAATACACTTGACGTGTATCACCATCGTAGTACCAAGCTCCACCACTACCTGTTAAACCTTTACGAAGTTTAGGTACACGTAAGTATGTAGTGTTTTGCTCAATCTCATCCCCATTAGGTGCTTGCTTGTTACGTGCAATAACAAAGTTACCTGCAGCCTTCTGTACGAATATTGAGTTTCCGTACACATCAAACTCGTCTGGAAAGGTAGGTTTACCTGAACGATCCACTTGAGGTTTACGTGTGTGTAGTACATTGAAGATAGTTGCACCATTCTTAACAAAGTTACTTTGCCAGTTAAAGTGCCTTGCTTGAGCTTCATTATCCACTACACGAAGGATGTCTGTTAATACATCTACTACAATAATCGTACAACCATATTGACGTTCTAGACGCTCGATACATTTCTGAAGAGATTCCACTGTACCTTCTCGGTCATCTACAATAGCAAAACGACTCTCCCCAAATTCATTATAGAAGAAGTTATTAATCTGGTCTTTAACTTCGGGAGTGTTCATGTAATCTTCAATTTCATCTTGAGGAATCCACCAAAGGTTATTAGCAAGATAAGTTGATAACATACCTGCCACCCATTCACCTTTAGTAGCTTCTACTGAAACAATCCCTACTTTATGTTGTGAAAGGTTAAACATCCAATGGAATATCCATGCATCGATATGAGTACTCTTACCTACAGATGTATCACCGATGAATGAGTAAATTGAACGAGTGAATAAACCTGAACCTTTAGACATTTCTTGAAGTTTAGAGGCAAACGGAGGTAATGGGATACGAGGTGTAGTTAGTACCTCAATAACATCACCAACCATACTTTCTGTAGCATTATAAACTCCAGAGTCATCCACCTCTTTAGACCCAAAAAAGTTACTTAGGAACTGTTTATCTTTGCCTGCAATAAGCATGTTATTAGGGTCTTTATCAGACCACTTAGCAATTCTAACCTTTTCTCTAGGTAATACTTTAACTAACTCTTCCGCAGCATTTGCTCCTGCTTCATCATTATCTAGACCAACTACAATAACATCAAACTTATCAAACCATTCGTAATGTTTGCGGCATTGATTAGCGGCACTACCTTCACCTGTTGTTGGAGATACTACAGCATATCGGTCATAATTTGATTGACCTTTTTGTATTTGATACTCACGTAGCATTTGTTGGGCTGCTACCATATCAAACTCTCCACCTACGATCAGGCAGTATCTACCACCATCTGGGAATCTGTTTTGCCCTGACAAATCATTCATGGCTCCCGTACGACCAATATTATTCCATCCGAATCCTTTAGGGTCATGCCGAGACTTCATACCTTGCAATTTACCGTCTAAGGTTTCTGGGAAGTACACAGCTTTAACTTTACCGTCATGCTTACGCTCTATACGGAACCCGTAAAATTTCAACGTTTCGTCATTAAGACCTCTGTACCCTTTAGCAGGGTGAGTGACCCATCCATTCTCCGCTGTACCTCCTGTGAGTTGGAATAGCTCCATAGTTTGTTGTCGGGTGATAACTTCTTGTTTAGGTTTCTTTTCAAACGTTTTCTTTTCTAATACCGATCCATCAGAATCTAATCCAAAGTCAGAAGATAAAGAGGATTGAGATAGGTGTTTCTGGTTAAAGCTTTGAGAACAACTAAAGCAATAGGATGAATAAGTTTCACTACCATCTTCATATTCAGAGATATAGTGAGATAGTGCGTCACTGCTACCGCAAGCCTCATACTCTTTGTTTGACTGGCTCTTTAGCCCTTTGCTAATCATTTCATCTGCAATACAATAAGTGTGTCCGTCTATGCGATGACTATCAACCACTTCTTTAAAATTACTCACTATCTCTTCCCCTCTTAAAAATTCTTAAAACAAACAATGTCCGAAACATAACCCTATACTTACACACAAGGTTATGTCGCTGAGTATGTTAGTACTTTTGTTACATTATAACAATATGGACTGCTCGCTAACCCATACTTTCCATAATTTCAACTTCTCGCCAAATCCACTCATCTTTAATCTCCACTTCCTCAGAGACATCAGTGTTGAAACAGTCTATCACAACCACTTCCTCGATCCAACGAGTATCTTCTAAATCCGAGTCACTATTTGCAAGATGTGCGTTTGTTTCAAAAGGTTTATCACCTTGAATCTCAGCTTCGATTGTGTAAACAT